TTCGTATCTCAAGGAAGTCTACGACAGGCAGACAGAAGTTAATGGTTCAGGTAACACGGTTGTTTGGATCAATGTTGGTGTTAATGGTCCAGATACCGCTACAACTTGGCCACAGAACATTGGTTTGACTGTGGATAAGATTATTGAACGCTGGACCGCTGTGGGCAACGACCCAAGCAAGTTGGCCTTCGTTCTTAGTGTTACGCACCCAACCTCAACGGTGGCAACATGGGATTCTGCCCGCGCTGCTGTGGCTACGGCGGCTAATGCTTATGCAGCGGCAAATGTTGCAAAGCAAGTTACCGTTGTAGATATTGCTCAGTACTACACTACCAACGAACTTCTGACTGACAATGTTGGCGGCGGTACCATGTACGATGCTGGTGGCCAAGCCCACTTGAGTTCTGTTGTTGGAGAGCGCAATGGTTATGATACGGTTTGCGCTTCCATGCTCTCCGCTTTGTGTAGTTATGTCTAAGGAAATCCATGAACAAGCAAATCCTTGAGTCTATCCATTCGGCTCTGGCTCAGGAACTGCTACGCAAGATCGAGTCCGGGGATGCGACCCCCGCCGATCTCAGCGTGGCCCGTCAGTTCCTGAAGGATAACAGCATTGACTGTGCCCCTGCGGCCTCAGAACCCATGCTGAATCTCGCTAAGATCATGCCCTTTGATGAAGAAGAAGCCGCTTGAGTGAACTAGAACGCAAACTGAAGGACTTTCGGAACTTCGTCTATCTGGCGTGGGACCATCTTGGACTACCGGAACCAACCCCGGTACAAGTGGATATTGCCCAGTATCTCCAGAAGGGACCTAGGCGACGAGTCGTTCAGGCGTTCCGTGGGGTAGGCAAGTCGTGGCTGACTAGTGCCTATGTGGTCTATCGACTGCTAATGGACCCCAAGTTGAATGTGCTGGTGGTGTCTGCATCCAAGCAACGAGCAGATGACTTCAGTACTTTTACCCTTCGACTGATCAATGAGATTCCGATCTGCCAGCATCTGAAGCCCAAGGAGGGACAGCGTAACTCCAAGATTGCCTTCGATGTTGGCCCTGCTCCGGCCTCACAAGCCCCTAGTGTTGTTTCTAAGGGAATCACCAGTCAGATTACGGGTAGCCGTGCTGACCTGATCATTGCTGACGATGTTGAGTCATTGAATAACTCTGCAACCTTCCTGATGCGGGATAAGTTGCAGGCATCGATTGCTGAGTTTGAAGCGGTCCTCAAACCCGGAGGGGAGGTGATTTATCTGGGTACGCCGCAGACCGAGCAGTCGATCTACCACGGTTTGCACGAAAAGGGCTATGACACCCGTGTCTGGCCTGCCCGGTTCCCTGATGAACGCCTAAAGGTGGCCTTTGGGGAGAAACTGGCTCCCTTCTTGCGGAACGGCATCATTGGTGACCCCACAGACCCTAGGCGTTTCAACACGCTGGATCTGATGGAGCGTGAAGCCTCCTATGGCCGTACCGGGTTTGCCCTCCAGTTCATGCTGGACAGCACCCTGAGTGACGCAGACAGGTATCCGCTGAAACTGAGCGACCTGATTGTGTTGGGTCTGAACCCCGAAAACGCTCCCGAAAAGCCAATCTGGGCCACGAATACGAACAACATCATCAAGGACATCCCCTGTGTTGGATTCAATGGCGACCGTTACTACGGGCCTATGGACATCCAAGGCAAGTGGATTCCCTATGAGGGTGGGATCATGGCTATCGACCCTAGCGGTCGTGGCGACAATGAAACCGCCTATGCTGTGGTGAAGATGCTGAATGGTTTCCTGTATGTGACTGCTGCGGGTGGTCTACAGGGCGGCTATGACGAGGCCACGATGACCAAGTTGGTCAACATTGCCAAGGCTCAGTCTGTCAACCAGATCATCATCGAATCGAACTTTGGCGACGGTATGTTCTCTGAACTGCTGAAGCCGTACCTGATGCGCCTGTATCCGTGTACGGTTGAGGAAGTTCGGCACAATACCCAGAAGGAACGCCGGATTGTGGACACCCTAGAGCCTGTTATGAACCAGCATCGGCTGGTCTTTGACACCGGGGTCATCCGAAACGATTACGAGTCCACCAAAACATATGCCACGGAGAAGGCCCTCCAATATTCACTTATGTGGCAGATGTCCCGTATTACCCGGGTCCGTAAGGCTCTGGCCTACGATGACCGACTGGATGTCTTGGCTATGGCCGTGGGCTTCTGGGCTGAACGGATGGCGCAGGATGCCAACCGTAAGATGGCTAATCGGAAGGAAGAGGAGTTGGATCGTGAACTTGAACGGTTTATGGAACACGCTGTAGGGCGAAAGCCCAGAGGTGACACATGGATGAGCCTGTGACTGAGTGGTCGCTTAATCTGACCCACAAAGCGTGTATCGCCCTGACCAAGTACGAAGACCACCTCCGTCACGAACGCTCTCTGAGGGCGGCTACGGGGCTGGCAAAGGCCATGCGTGAGTTGCGCGAGGCTCTGCCCAAGGAACTACTGGAGGCTGTCAATGGCAAGTCCGTGCAACGGTAAGAAGATCAACAAGCCTTTCCGGACACCCGGTGGACCCAAGAAGTCTGCCGTGTGTGTCAAGGATGGAGACAAGACCAAGATCGTCAGGTTCGGTGATCCGAATATGAAGATCAAGAAGCACATTCCGGGTCGCAGGAAGAACTTTAGGGCCCGTCATAACTGCGATAACCCCGGTCCCAAGACGAAGGCCCGATACTGGTCTTGTAAGGCTTGGTAATGGCTAAAGACGCTTGTTATCGTAAGGTTATGCGCTCCTATGGCAAGTGGTCCGCAAGGGCTGCTCAGGCCGTAGCCAAGTGCCGAAAGGCCAAGGGGGATGTCCGTAAGGGCGAAGCCGGGGCTAACCTGAAGCGTTGGCAGGACGAGAAGTGGGTCGATACCCGTACTGGTAAGGCTTGTGGAGCCGGGGGTAAGAACGAGTACTGCCGTCCTAGTCGCAAGATCAGTAAGAAGACCCCCAAGACTGTGGGCGAAATGTCCAAGTCTGAACTGGCCGCTAAGAAGCGTGAAAAGATGAAGATCGGGATGCGCGGTGCATCTGGTCCTAAAGTTTCTCCTGCAAAGAGGTAATTATGTCCCTGTTGAACAAATTTATTGCTCCTGAACTTAAGATTAAGTCCAAAGGTTCCCAAGGAGCAAAAAAGGCTTCTGGAAAAAATAGCGCATCACGGAGTATTAATTTTGGAACGGCTGCTGGGGCTAAGACTGGTCTTCTAACTAGCGCATTTACCAAGCCTCAAGTTGCTGCTCAAGGTGTTCAAGGTGGTGGTGGTGGAGGAAAAAAGTAATGCCAAAGAAGGTTGTCGAAGCCCTGATGAAGAAGGGTATGTCCAAGGCCAAGGCGTATGCGATTGCCTACGGTCAAGTCAAAAACCGTCTTAAGGTCAACAAGAAGGCCAAGTAATGTCAGATCGTGACTACAAAGAAGAATATCGAGAGTACCATGGTACCTCCAAGTACAAGAAGGATCGAGCCCATCGGAACAAGGTCCGTAGGCAGTTGACCCGTGAAGGTAAGGTCCGAAAGGGTGACGGCAAGGACATTGACCACAAGAACGGTAACCCCCGGGATAACCGTAGGACGAATCTAAGGATCGTCCCTAAGTCGGTCAATAGAGCCAAGCATTAACCCTAGGAGTCTCCCATGGACATCAAGTGGTCGCCCTATGTAGTACCTGTGGATCACATTGAGATGCCCAAGGATGAATTTGGGGAGTTCTTCTTTTATCCTACTCCTAGAGTAACCCTGTCTAAGGATCTTAGGGGTATACCCTATTACTCCTCTCTAGTACATGAACTACTGGAGATGATCAATGCTGTCTATGAACTAGGGTTATCGGAGACTAAGATCAGGATTCTGGAGACTAGCCTGATGCAGTTGATGTGTCAGAACCCAGAGATCTTGACCAGTCTAGGAATGGCTTTACAGGGCCCGGGAGCCCAAGACCGACCGAAGGTACCCCCGAGTGTTCCGGAGCCGTCTAATGGCCTCCTAGAGGCTTTAAACGAGTGCTGGAAGACGGCCAAGGTTGGGGATCAGGTGTTGTGGGATCGAAAGTGCTACAGAAGTGAATAAGTGGGGTAGGTTTGGGTAGCCTCTAAATTTGGGGAAAAAATCTGAGAGGCTTTAATCATGTATCACGCCTTGCGTGTCCCCCCATGCACCCATGCGCTGGCCCATGGGTGTGCCCGATAACGCTATCGCCGAACTTTCAATGTTCATTGAAACCTGAAAGTGTTCCCGGACCCAGCCTAGGTTTCACCGTTCATTGAACCTTGAAAGAACTATCGGACTCGCGCATGGGGAGAGGCTATCGGTCCCTCTCTGGCCGTTTCGTTATCGACCTTATAGACTCTATAGACTGGCCGACTACCTTTGAAGAAAAATTGAAGAATAGGCTTGGCATGGCCGAAAGTATGTGCTATGATCT